TGGGAAACGACAAAGAATGTGCCCGGCGTTGGTGCGTTGTTTGGTGAACTGGCAGAAGAGAACCGCGTATTTATTGAGAAAACAAAACGCGATGAACTGGCGCTGAGAAAATCCATTGCGGAACGGGATGCGCGTATACGCCAGGGGGAAATGGGGTACATCAACCGCTCGCGTGCAACAGGCGTCAGCAAAGGTCCGGGGCAGCAGGAAGCCGTCAGCCGTCTGGCTGAAGAGCTGACAGGTAAAAAGCATACATCACCGAAAACGCGCTCTGCCGGGGAGAGGGAAGAGGAGCAGGCAAGAGAGGCTCTGCTTGCCCTTGAAGCTGAGCTCAGGACGCTGGAAAAACACAGCGGTGCGAATGAGAAAATCAGCCGGCAGCGCCGTGATTTATGGAAGGCGGAAAGTCAGTATGCGGTCCTGAAAGAGGCTGCCACGAAACGACAGTTATCTGAGCAGGAAAAATCCCTGCTGGCGCATAAAGACGAGACGCTGGAGTACAAACGCCAGCTGGCTGAGCTGGGCGACAAGGTTGAATACCAGAAACGCCTGAATGAGCTGGCACAGCAGGCGGTGCGGTTTGAAGAGCAGCAGAGCGCGAAGCAGGCCGCCATCAGCGCAAAAGCCCGCGGTCTCACTGACCGTCAGGCGCAGCGGGAGTCTGAAGCGCAGCGTCTTCGGGACGTGTACGGTGATAATCCGGCTGCGCTGGCGAAGGCCACATCGGCACTGAAGAACACCTGGTCTGCGGAGGAGCAGCTTCGTGGAAGCTGGATGGCCGGGCTGAAGTCCGGCTGGGGCGAGTGGGCGGAAAGTGCGACGGACAGTTTTTCGCAGGTTAAAAGTGCTGCCACGCAGACCTTTGACGGTATTGCACAGAATATGGCGGCGATGCTGACCGGTGCAGAGGCAGACTGGCGGGGATTCACCCGTTCGGTGCTGTCCATGATGACAGAAATCCTGCTTAAACAGGCCATGGTGGGCATTGTCGGGCGTATCGGCAGCGCCATTGGCGGTGCTTTCGGTGGTGGTGCATCTGCTTCCTCGGGGACGGCTATTGAGGCTGCGGCGGCGAACTTCCATTTCGCGACCGGAGGATTTACGGGGACGGGCGGCAAATATGAGCCTGCGGGGATAGTTCACCGCGGGGAGTTTGTTTTCACGAAAGAGGCAACCAGCCGGATAGGTGTGGGGAATCTTTACCGTCTGATGCGCGGCTATGCGGAAGGTGGTTATGTGGGTGGTGCCGGAAGTCCGGCGCAGATGCGGCGGGCGGAAGGTATTAATTTTAATCAGAACAATCACGTGGTGATTCAGAACGACGGCACCAACGGACAGGCGGGGCCGCAGCTGATGAAGGCGGTGTATGACATGGCCCGCAAGGGGGCGCAGGATGAGCTCCGGCTGCAGTTGCGTGATGGCGGTATGTTATCGGGGAGCGGGCGATGAAAACATTTCGCTGGAAAGTGAAGCCGGATATGGAGGTGAACTCGCAGCCGTCGGTGCGTGAAGTGCGTTTTGGTGACGGGTACTCACAGCGTATGGCGGCAGGGCTGAATGCTGACCTGAAAACATACCGTGTGACGCTTTCCGTGACCCGGGAGGAGGCCCGGCATCTGGAAGCGTTCCTGGCAGAGCACGGAGGCTGGAAGGCATTTTTGTGGAAGCCACCCTATGCATACCGGCAGATAAAGGTGACCTGTGCCGGGTGGTCTGCGCGGGTCGGGATGTTGCGCGTTGAGTTCAGCGCGGAGTTTAAGCAGGTGGTGAACTGATGCAGGATATTCACGAAGAAAGTCTGAACGAGTCGGTTAAATCAGAGCAGTCACCGCGGGTGGTACTCTGGGAAATCGACCTGACGGTGCAGGGTGGTGAGCGGTATTTTTTCTGCAATGAGCTGAATGAAAAAGGGGAGGCGGTTACCTGGCAGGGGCGGGAATATCAGGCATACCCGATTGACGGCAGCGGTTTTGAGATGAACGGGAAGGGCAGCAGTGCCCGCCCGTCGCTGACGGTGTCGAATCTGTTCGGTCTGGTCACCGGAATGGCGGAGGACCTGCAGAGCCTGGTGGGGCCACGGTGGTCCGCCGCCGGGTGTATGCGCGTTTTCTGGATGCGGTGAATTTTGTGGCGGGCAATCCGGAAGCGGACCCGGAGCAGGAGCTGAGCGACCGCTGGGTGGTGGAGCAGATGTCAGAGCTGACGGCCATGACGGCCTCGTTTGTGCTGGCAACACCGACGGAGACGGACGGAGCGCTGTTTCCCGGTCGCATTATGCTGGCGAATACCTGTATGTGGGATTACCGGGGAGATGAATGCGGGTATAACGGTCCTGCGGTGGCGGATGAGTTCGATAAACCCACCACCGATATCCGTAAGGACAGATGCAGCAAGTGCATGCGCGGGTGTGAGATGCGCGGCATGGTGGCTAATTTTTGGCGGTTTCCTTTCCATTTAACAAACTTTCGCAGTAAATCCAATGACACAGACAGAATCAGCGATTCTGGCGCATGCCCGGCGGTGTGTGCCTGCGGAGTCGTGCGGCTTCGTGGTGAGAACGCCGGAGGGGGAGCGGTATATCCCTTGTGTGAATATCTCTGCAGAGCCGGAGGCGTATTTTCGTATTGCACCGGAAGACTGGCTGCGGGCAGAGATGCAGGGGGAGATTGTGGCACTGGTCCACAGTCATCCCGGTGGTCTGCCCTGGCTGAGCGAGGCCGACCGGCGGCTGCAGATAAAAAGTGCACTGTCCTGGTGGCTGGTCTGCCGGGGGGACATTCATAAATTCCGCTGTGTGCCACATCTGACAGGACGGCGCTTTGAGCACGGGGTGACGGACTGTTACACGCTGTTCCGGGATGCATACCATCTGGCGGGAATTGATATGCCGGATTTTGAGCGTGAGGATGACTGGTGGCGTAACGGTCAGAACCTTTACCTGGACAATATGGCGGTCACCGGCTTTTACCGGGTGCCCCTGTCCTCTGCACAGGCGGGCGATATCCTGCTGTGCTGCTTTGGCGCATCGGTGGCCAATCATGCCGCCATTTACTGCGGCAACGGTGAACTGCTTCACCATCTGCCTGAACAACTGAGTAAACGGGAGAGGTATTCTGAAAAATGGCAACGACGAACGCATTCTGTCTGGCGTCACCGCCACTGGCACGCATCTGCCTTCACGGGGATTTGCAACGATTTGGCCGCCGCCTCAGCCTGTACGTGAACACGGCAGCGGAAGCCATCCGTGCCCTGTCGCTGCAGATGCCGGGATTCCGCCGTCAGATGAACGAAGGCTGGTACCAGATACGTATTCGCGGTGAGGACACGGCACCGGGAGGCGGTGTACGCCCGTCTTCACGAACAGCTGGGTGAGGGAACGGTCATCCACATTGTGCCGCGACTGGCCGGGGCCGGAAAGGGTGGACTGCAGATTGTGCTGGGGGCGGCAGCCATCGTGGGCTCTTTCTTCACTGCCGGGGCATCGATGGCGTTATGGGGTTCAGCCCTGGCAGCCGGTGGTTTTTCTGCCACCACGATGCTGTTTTCACTGGGTGCCAGCATGATACTGGGTGGTGTGGCACAGATGCTGGCCCCGAAGCCAAAAACACCGGAATACAGGGCAACGGATAACGGTAAACAGAACACGTACTTTTCGTCGCTGGATAACATGATTGCCCAGGGGAACCCGATGCCGGTGCCTTACGGTGAAATGCTGGTTGGCTCACGGCGAATCTCCCAGGACATCAGTACCCGTGATGAAGGCGGTGACGGGAAGGTGGTGGTTATCGGGCGGCAGGGGTAAAGCATAAAAAAATCCCGCAGTGTATGGAGGCTGCGGGAACAGAAAATGAAGATTAACCACAGGGAGTTTTGTTTTTATTGGCCCGAAAAAACTGTAACGCCCGGGAATGATATCTGCCACGGGGGCGTACAGAAAATGTGAAGAAATTCAGAAATTTTATTCCGTCATGACACAGGCACCCTCCGGGGTGCCTGTCGTTTTTGGGGCATAAACAGATTCAGACATCAGACAGGAGAGGGGGACAGAGTGGGTAAAGGTGGCGGCAAGGCGCACACGCCGGTTGAGGCAAAGGACAATCTTAAGTCCACGCAGATGATGAGCGTGATTGATGCCATTGGTGAAGGGCCGATTGAAGGTCCGGTGAAGGGGCTGCAGAGTATTCTGGTGAACAAAACCCCGCTGACGGACACGGACGGTAATCCTGTGATACACGGTGTGACCGCGGTCTGGCGCGCCGGGGAGCAGGAGCAGACACCGCCTGAAGGCTTTGAGTCTTCCGGAGCTGAAACCGCACTGGGCGTGGAAGTGACGAAGGCAAAGCCGGTGACGCGCACCATTACGTCCGCGAACATTGACCGCCTGCGGGTTACCTTCGGGGTGCAGTCACTGTTGGAGACCACCTCAAAGGGCGACCGTAATCCCTCTTCTGTCCGACTGCTGATTCAGTTACAGCGTAACGGTAACTGGGTGACGGAAAAGGATGTCACCATTAACGGCAAGACCACCTCGCAGTTTCTGGCGTCGGTGATTCTGGAGAATCTGCCTGAGCGGCCCTTTAACATCCGGATGGTCCGGGAGACAGCGGACAGCACCTCGGACCAGCTGCAGAATAAGACGCTCTGGTCGTCATACACCGAAATCATCGATGTGAAACAGTGCTACCCGAACACGGCGATTGTGGGGCTGCAGGTGGATGCGGAGCAGTTCGGCGGCCAGCAGATGACGGTGAACTACCATATCCGCGGTCGCATCATTCAGGTACCGTCAAACTATGACCCGGAAAAACGCACGTACAGTGGTATCTGGGACGGCAGTCTGAAACCGGCATACAGCAACAACCCGGCCTGGTGTCTGTGGGACATGCTGACCCACCCGCGCTACGGGATGGGGAAACGCCTGGGGACCGCGGACGTGGACAAATGGGCGCTGTATGCCATCGGGCAGTACTGTGACCAGCGTGTCCCGGACGGCTTCGGAGGGACAGAGCCGCGGATGACCTTTAATGCGTACCTGTCACAGCAGCGTAAGGCGTGGGATGTGCTCAGTGATTTCTGCTCGGCGATGCGCTGTATGCCGGTATGGAACGGCCAGACGCTGACGTTCGTTCAGGACCGCCCGTCGGATGTGGTGTGGCCGTACACCAACTGCGATGTGGTGGTGGATGATAACGGCGTGGGGTTTCGCTACAGCTTCAGCGCCCTGAAGGACCGCCACACGGCGGTGGAGGTGAATTACACCGACCCGCAGAACGGCTGGCAGACCTCCACGGAACTGGTGGAAGACCCGGAAGCCATACTGCGCTACGGGCGCAACCTGCTGAAGATGGATGCGTTCGGCTGCACCAGTCGCGGTCAGGCCCACCGTGCCGGGCTGTGGGTGATAAAGACCGGACTGCTGGAAACGCAGACGGTGGATTTCACGCTCGGGTCACAGGGGCTGCGTCACACACCCGGTGACATTATTGAAATCTGTGATAACGACTATGCCGGGACCATGACCGGCGGACGTGTCCTGTCCATCGATGCCGCCAGCCGCACCCTGACACTGGACCGTGAGGTGACCCTGCCGGAGACAGGTGCCGCCACGGTGAACCTGATTAACGGCAGCGGTAAGCCGGTGAGCGTGGCCATCACTGCACACCCCGCGCCGGACCGGATACAGGTCAGCACCCTGCCTGATGGTGTGGAGACATACGGTGTATGGGGACTCTCCCTGCCGTCACTGCGTCGTCGCCTGTTCCGCTGTGTCTCCATCCGGGAAAACACGGACGGCACCTTTGCCATCACGGCGGTGCAGCACGTACCGGAAAAAGAAGCCATCGTGGATAACGGGGCCAGCTTTGAGCCGCAGTCAGGCACCCTGAACAGCGTTATTCCACCGGCAGTGCAGCACCTGACGGTGGAGGTGAGCGCGGCTGACGGTCAGTATCTGGCGCTGGCGAAATGGGACACGCCGCGGGTGGTGAAGGGCGTGCGCTTCAGTCTGCGCCTGACCATCGGAAACGGTGAAAACAGCCGCCTGGTGACCACCGCCATCACTGCGGATACAGAGCACCGTTTCAGTGGTCTGCCGCTCGGGGAATACACCCTGACGGTCAGGGCGATTAACAGTTATGGCCAGCAGGGCGAACCGGCCACCACCACCTTCCGGATTAACGCGCCAGCAAAACCCGCCACCATTGAACTGACGCCGGGCTATTTTCAGATAACCGCAACGCCGCATCTTGCCGTTTATGATCCGACGGTACAGTTTGAGTTCTGGTTCTCGGAAACGCGGATTGCTGATATCAGGCAGGTTGAAACCACAGCCCGCTATCTTGGCACGGCGCTGTACTGGATAGCTGCCAGTATCAATATCAAACCGGGCCATGATTATTACTTTTATATCCGCAGTGTGAACACCGTTGGCAAATCGGCATTTGTAGAGGCTGTCGGTCAGCCGAGTGATGATGCATCAGGCTATCTGGATTTTTTCAAAGGCGAGATAGGGAAAACCCATCTGGCTCAGGAGCTGTGGACGCAGATTGATAACGGTCAGCTTGCGCCTGACCTGACTGAAATCAGGACGTCCATAACGGATGTCAGCAATGAAATAACACAGACCGTCAATAAGAAACTGGAAGACCAGAGTGCAGCGATCCAGCAGATACAGAAGGTTCAGGTTGATACAAATAATAACCTGAACAGCATGTGGGCAGTGAAGCTGCAGCAGATGCAGGACGGACGCCTTTATATTGCGGGTATCGGTGCCGGTATTGAGAACACCCCCGACGGCATGCAGAGTCAGGTGCTGCTGGCAGCAGACAGGATTGCGATGATTAATCCTGCGAATGGCAACACAAAGCCGATGTTTGTTGGTCAGGGCGATCAGATATTCATGAATGAAGTGTTCCTGAAATATCTGACGGCTCCCACCATTACCAGCGGCGGTAATCCTCCGGCATTTTCCCTGACACCAGACGGGCGACTGACGGCGAAAAATGCGGATATCAGTGGCAGTGTGAATGCGAACTCAGGAGCGCTCAACAATGTCACGATTAACCAGAACTGTACGATTAAGGGCATGCTGGAGGCGACCCAGGTCAGAGGGGATTTCGTTAAAGCTGTATCAAAAGCCTTCCCGAAAAAAGTCGGTACGTGGGGTAACACGGAAACACCAAACGGTACGGTTACAGTCACCATCAGCGATGATCATAACTTTGACCGCCAGATTATTATTCCGCCCATTATTTTTAACGGTATAGCGTATGACGATCCGGGGAGCGGAAATAACCCAGGAGGCACGCGATACACGGGTTATGGTTTTGAAGTTCGCAAAAACGGCGTATTAATCGCATCCAGAGAAACTAAAGGGGCCATTCCCGGTAGTTACAGTGCAGTTATTGATATGCCTAGTGGTGGTGGTAGCGTCACTCTGGAGTTTAAGATTTTCCAGAAAGGCAATCAGGGGGCAGGCAATATCACCGACTGTACGGTGATTGTGACCAAAAAAGCTGCTTCCGGCATCAGTATTCGTTGAAATATTTATAACCCCAATAAAGGGCGTCAGGAATGACGCCTTTTTTATTGCAGAAAAGCGAGAGGTAATTATGCGTAAAGTTTGTGCAGCCATTTTGTCCGCAGCCATTTGTCTGGCCGTATCCGATGCGCCTGCATGGGCATCTGAACATCAGTCCACGCTGAGCGCGGGGTATCTTCATGCCCGGACGAACGTTCCCGGCAGTGATGATCTGAACGGGATTAACGTGAAATACCGTTATGAGTTTACGGACACACTGGGGATGGTGACGTCATTCAGCTATGCAGGAGACAAGAATCGCCAGCTGACCCGTTACAGCGATACCCGCTGGCATGAAGATTCCGTGCGTAACCGCTGGTTCAGCGTGATGGCGGGGCCGTCTGTGCGCGTGAATGAATTGTTCAGCGCGTATGCGATGGCGGGTGTGTCTTACAGCCGTGTGTCGACTTTCTCCGGAGATTATCTGCAGGTGACCGACAACAAGGGGAAAACGCATGATGTGCTGACCGGAAGTGATGACGGTCGCCACAGCAACACGTCTCTGGCGTGGGGAGCTGGCGTGCAGTTTAACCCGACCGAATCCGTGGCCATTGATATTGCTTATGAAGGCTCCGGCAGTGGCGACTGGCGCACTGACGGTTTCATCGTGGGTGTCGGTTATAAGTTCTGATTAGCCAGGTAACACAGTGTTATGACAGCCCGCCGGTTCAGGCGGGCTTTTTTGTGGGGTGAATATGGCAGTAAAGATTTCAGGTGTACTGAAAGACGGCACAGGAAAACCGGTAGAGAACTGCACCATTCAACTGAAAGCCAGACGGACCAGCAGCACGGTGGTGGTGAACACGGTGGCCTCTGAAAATCCGGATGAAGCCGGTCGTTACAGCATGGACGTTGAGTACGGTCAGTACAGCGTCATTCTGTTGGTGGAAGGATTCCCGCCGTCACATGCCGGGACCATCACCGTGTATGAAGATTCTCAACCGGGGACGCTGAATGATTTTCTCGGTGCCATGTCGGAGGATGATGCCCGGCCGGAGGCACTGCGTCGTTTTGAACTGATGGTGGAAGAAGCAGCGCGTCACGCCGGGGAGGCGAAGAAGAATGCCGGAGAGGCGGAGACATCAGCGAGGAATGCCGGCATATCAGCCAGTCAGGCAGAAGAGAACGCTGCAAATGCTGACACTTCAGCAGGGGATGCATCGGAGTCAGCCCGGCAGGCGGCAGAAAGTGCAGCCGCTGCAAAGCAGTCAGAGGAGGCGTCCTCGTCCTCGGCCTCTGCGGCCGCTCAAAAAGCCAGTGAGTCATCACAAAGTGCAGCAGAAGCTGAATTGTCAAGAAAGACGGCAGAAAGTGCAGCCGGTAATGCATCCAGGGATGCAACGACCGCAGCAGAAAAAGCCCGGGAGTCAGCAGAAAGCGCACAGTCAGCGGAACAAAGCAGGATAGCGGCGGAAGAGGCCGTAAACCGAATCCCCACCGTGGTGGGACCTCCCGGGCCAAAGGGGGAACCGGGGCCCGCGGGTCCTCAGGGGCCGAAGGGAGATAAAGGAGAGCGTGGAGACACCGGCCCTGTCGGGGCAACCGGCGAACGGGGACCGGCAGGTGATGCTGGTCCGGCAGGCCCGCAGGGGCCGAAAGGTGACATGGGAGAGCGGGGAGAGACCGGTCTGACGGGAAATGCAGGTCCACAGGGTCCAAAGGGAGATACCGGTGCGGCAGGCCCGGCAGGCCCACAGGGACCGAAAGGAGAAACAGGTGCGGCTGGCCCGGTGGGGGCAACCGGACCTCAGGGACCGAAGGGCGACCCGGGGGAGACACAAATACGGTTCCGTCTGGGGCCGGGAAACATTATTGAGACAAACAGCAATGGCTGGTTCCCGGATACAGATGGCGCACTCATCACCGGACTGACCTTTCTTGACCCCAAAGATGCCACACGGGTTCAGGGGTTTTTTCAGCATTTGCAGGTCAGGTTTGGTGACGGGCCGTGGCAGGATGTCAAGGGGCTGGATGAAGTGGGCAGTGATACAGGCAGAACAGGAGAATGACATGAATATACTAAAAAAACTTATGCAGCGTCTGTGCGGTTGCGGAAAGCATGATGACCGTGAAAACGGGGAGTTACTTACAGCACAGCTGCGACTGGGACCGGCAGACATTCTGGAGTCCGATGAGAATGGTATTATTCCGGAGCAGGACAGGGTAATCACGCAGGTGGTGATACTGGATGCGGATAAAAAGCAGATACAGTGTGTGGTAAGACCGCTGCAAATCCTGCGTGCTGACGGGACGTGGGAAAATATTGGCGGGATGAAGTAACCCGACAGCTTCACAAAACCGGAGTCCGGCTCCGGTTTTTGTGTTGCAATGTCCGGGGGATATTTGTTAAGTAGATGATAGAGGAGCTAATTCAACAGGGAGATAAATTAATGCCGATAAATCTGACATCTTATTTGGGGTTACAGGGGGCGAAAGTTGTCCCGGCAGTTGTTTTTTCTAAAATTTAGTCTTGTTGGGGTAAATGACATATGCCATTGATAACATCCAGCATTTCATCAAATGTTGCTTTGCAGAGTATTGAAATATTACGTGAAGCTGCCAGACAAAACCTGATAACGAAAGATATTACTATAAATGGGCAGAAAGTTGGTATTCATTATTATCAACGCCCTGACGTTTTTTTAGTTTCTGGTTGTAAGCTAGTGAATTGGTGGCACTGAAATATATAAAACCATATTAAGTATCAATATGAAAATTCCCGTTCTCCAACCTGGCTTCAACTTTTTTGCCCCTGCTGGATACTCTGCTGCCGTTGCTCCTAATCGTGCTGAAAATGCCTATGCGGATTACGTTTTGGATATAGGCAAGCGAATACCGCTTTCCGCAGCAGATTTAAGCAACGTATACGAAAGTGTAATTAGCGCCGTCCATGACAGCCGTAGCAGGCTCATCGATCAGCATACGGTCGATATGATTGGCAACACTGTACTTGATGCGTTGAGCCGATCACAAACATTTCGTGATGCCGTAAGCTATGGCATTCATAATGAGGAGGTACACATTGGTTGCATTAAATACAGAAACGAATACGAGCTTAACGGAGAATCTGCTATCAAAATTGATGATATTCAATCACTAACCTGTAACGAATTATATGGATACGATGTCGGGCAAGAACCAATTCTCCCCATTTGCGAGGCAGGAGAAAACGAGAACGAAGAGCCTTATGTCAGTTTTAGTGTTGCGCCAGATACTGATTCTTATGAGATGCCATCGTGGCAGGAAGGACTGATTCACGAGATTATTCATCATGTTACTGGGGCCAGCGATCCATCTGGAGATAGTAATATAGAGCTAGGACCCACCGAGATTCTCGCACGTCGTGTCGCTCAAGAGCTGGGATGGAGTGTTCCCGACTTCAAAGGATATGCAGATCCAGAACGAGAAGCTCATCTTAGACTACGTAACCTGAATGCCCTTCGACAGGCTGCCATGAGGCATGAAAAGAATGAGAGGGCTTTCTTCGAAAGACTGGGTACGATCAGTGACCGATATGAGGCGAGTCCTGATTTCACAGAGTATTCCGCTGTGTCTAACATAGGATACGGATTTATCCAGCAACATGATTTTCCAGGGGTGGCTATCGACGAGAATTTACAGGATGTAAATCAGATCCAACTGTATCATGGTGCTCCTTATATCTTTACATTTGGGGATGTGGACAGACACAATTAGCGCTGATTCGTCTTTACAGTTACATAGGGTTACTACTCATAGATATTAACGGAGTTGATGATGGGCAATCGTGCAACATTGTATTGTATGTAAAGGCAGAGCCCCGAATTTTACTGTTGTAAGTGGGCCTGGCGGGAATGGTATCGCCAGCATCATTGGCTTGGGTCCAGTAAAAAGAGACGCAGAAAGATGCACAATAGGCACTACGCGTCATGCATGGATTAGGTCGCTCATCATTTACACAGTACTGCTAAAAAATTATTAAGGAAAGCGCGGCACTTCGTATGTAAGAACGTGTCGCGGTTGGCTGGTGAACTTTCGATAGTGCGAGTATTGAATGATTTCCAGCCGTTACCGATTTTACGTGTTTATTAGTGAACAAACCACTCGTCAGCAGACTCCCAGGTATCTTTCAGAGTCTCCTGAACAAATGTTTTTGCAGAATCTTTATCTGCGGTGCGTGTAACAGAAAGCCCATCGTTGCTGGTGGCTTTTACGATCACCTCTACATCGTCATAACGTTTACTGATGCGTCGGGTTAATTCTTCCTTTAACGCATCCACAGCACCGTTTGGCATTTTGCTGATTTTTTCTTTAGCAATACAGATCTCAACACGCAT